CCTCGTGCCGAGAAGATTGGAGTCAACCATGCCCTACGTCCTGTCCACGAAGCCCTCAGGGGCCTTCGTGCAGAACCGGAGCAATCCCTTCACAGGGGTTGTTCAGGCTCAGGCCGTAGCATACACAGGTCACGACGACGTTTATTCGTTTCGGACTGGCCTGTCGGCGAAGTTCTCTGAGCTTAGCAACGAGGAACGATATATCCCTCCTGGGGATAATATCGTGTCCGATCTGGTTTATCGACGCAAGTACATTGAGCGACAGCTCAGTGTCTTACTGACTGGCCCACCCAACTCCCCACATCCGTCTAGCTACTTGCTAGGCGACGTGGGACACGAGTTTGGTGTCAGCCACATCAGGTCGTCCATCCCAAACGTGATATTCTCACGCCAGGGCTCTTGGATGCCAGATTTTCGGACTGAAGGAGCTACGCCTCGTTCATGGCCCTACCGGGACATGAGCGGTGCAGTAGGCAGTACAGTCTCCTACGTAGGAGACCCTGCCGGCTTCTTCAATTCACGTGCTAAACTTCTGCGCTACAACGTCAACAGTGACGCAACTAGTGAATCCAACCTGAAAGCTGAAGGAACAAGTGCCCTCAGGCACATGTCTCCCTTCAAGAATACAGGTGGTTTGCTAGCTACGGTGCTGGAACTGCTTACCGGTCGAGCTCCAACGATCCTCGCGGATCTTCGGAAGCATATGATCGATATTCAGTCGTTGAAAGCGTCCGGTATCAAAGATGCTGGAAAGACGCTCGGAAGCGAGTTTCTCAACAATGTCTTTGGATGGACGCCTATCATTCGTGATGTCCAGGCAGCTATCGATCTCTTAATCGAGGTTGATAGCATTCTGTTCCCGAGTGATAGTACGCGCAGGAGATATCGCAGGACGCTGTACAGCACTAACCGCTCTTACGAGAGCAGTGTGTCTATGGGCGACTTCCCACCGCTTGCGATGGGAGTCGAACGAGACAGTTACTCCGTTGACATGACGAGGTCCTTCGGGAGCTCGTGGTCGTTTGGCGGTGTAGCTTGTACATTTGGCCTGTCCGAGACTGCTTCAGTGTGGACTACAGCCAGGTATGCGACTGGCGCTAAACCGAGTAGCACTAACAATGCTTATCTCGATCGCGCTATCGACCTACTTGGTCTGGAACTCACGCCTGAAGTGCTCTGGGAGATAACTCCGTGGTCATGGTTACTGGACTGGTTCACCAACATCGGTGAAGTAGTCGAAGGTCTCACGACCTTCGGCCTGTCCAATACGATTCTGAACTACGCTTACAGCACGCTGCGCCGCGAGGCGCTCTTGACTGTGAACGTAGACCCCAAGTCGTGGCTATCGCAGGACCCACAGAACCGCATCAGCGGTTCTCCGGTCTACGCGATGAACATCGACCAAAAGGTAAGAATCGCAGCCTCTCCATTTGGCTTCGGTACGTCCCTGAGTGCACTAACTGGTGCACAGTGGGCCATCCTCGGCGCTCTCGGGCTTGCCCGTCTGCGTTGAACAACTTCACAACAACAGAATAGGAGAAACTGTGGCCTTTACGGATCCCCAGTCTATCACCATCGGAACGGTCCCTGGAGCTATTTCGCTTCCTCGAGTTAACTCTGGTTCTGACCAAGGTCAGTTCCAGAACTATGACTCGAAGGCGAAGCTCCTCGTAGGATCTTCTTACAATCGACGTACGCGCCATGTGGCACGTGTCGAGTTTGGGAAGATCGTAACAGACCCTCTGGTCAGCACTACCAATGTGCTTGCCCAGGGTTCTGTGACCCTGACGATCGATGTGCCACCTTCGGGTTTCTCTGCTACCGAGCAGAAGGAACTTGCGGTGTCACTTCTTTCGTTCCTGACCGCGTCTTCGAACGCAGCTCTCATCAAGCTCATCGCTGGTGAGAACTAGTGAGCGATAACCTTCTCTTCATTCTCCTCTTTACTATTGGAGGAGGACTCGGAATGGTTCTCGGTTCACTGGTCACCCTGGCGCTATCCAAGCGTCAGGTTTAGGAGTAGACGGGTTCTCTCAGAGGATCACGACTGCATGACCGCCTCCCCGAAAGGAGCCAGTATGAAAACGCAGGCTGATCTCCACCTAGGAGTTCTAGCTGACCAGCTAGCCCTCCTTGGCCTCGACACCTCATTCGACTGCGCAACATTGCAGTCGAGAGTCGATACTAGAGGAGAAACAACACTCACACTAGATCTACCACGCCTTGGTGAGTACCTCGAGAGAGGTCTTCACGACGGCGCCCTACCGTCCGAAGGCTGTCCTGGTTTTGGCCAGGTCAGCAAGAAGGACGTTCGCCCGGGCTTCATGCGCGGGTTGTGGGGTATGGTATTCGACTCAAGGGGTGTGCTTTTGAGTGCACCGTCTCCGCAAGCAGTCGGAGCTCTTCGTCAGGTTTGCTACCTGCACAAGAAGCTCAAAGAGTTGCCTTCACCTGAGAAGGTGGAGGCAGCTCTGACTCAATATGTGGAGACGGACCAAGCGCTTTCGCAGAATGACTGGCCAGAGGATCTCGCAACCCTCTTCGACCGTGTCGTCCTGCAAAAGTGGGGGAAGTACTTTGACAAGATGGAAACTGTGGTGTACAACACACAGAAACTTTCCGAGTCAAAGCATGGCCCCGGAGCAGTTGCGGAAAGGCTTTCGAGCAATCGAAAGTGGTCGCAAAGAGTATGGACAGATCGACTGGATAACTACTTTCCAGCGATGTACCATCTCTCAACGACGTATCGAGAAATCGAAGACGTCCAGTTGCTCCCACCTGGCCGCGAGACCCCCGCAAGGGTTCTCGTTGTGCCTAAGACGGCAAAGAGTCCACGTGTCATCTGTGCTGAACCGGTGTATAACCAGTTCATCCAACAAGGCCTCGCGGCCCTATTTGGAACATGGATGGATCGCCACCGACAGGTGTCGACTGTGGACCAGGAACCGAATCAGCTCCTTGCTCAGCAAGGGTCTGTTGATGGATCCTACGCAACCATTGACCTTTCTGAGGCCA